ATACCGGGCACTCAGTGTCATCATCGGAGCGAAAATCAGTAAGTGAGCCTACAACATTCCAAGTGTAGTGCTCGGTAAAGCGCAGCAATTCGCCAGTTAGTGAGCACTTGAAAAACTTGGCAGACTGACGGTCCTGGTAATTAACGCGGTTCATTCGGTGTCCTTTGGTTAGTTGGTTAGCTTAAGATTAACTTAATAGTTTATGACGCAAGCGTCAACTTTATTATGAACATAGCATGGAGAAAATGAAGAAAAAACGAACGCAAGGTATTAAGGAAAAATTGAGAAAACTGATTTGCTCCATTACTTCTCTATGGCTTGAGTTTTTTAAGCACTTGAAAACGCTAAGGATATTTAGAGCACCTATGAAGATGGAGATACTACTCTTTAAAATATTAACCGTAGAATAAAATAGAGTGATATAGCGCAAGTATACAATATCATTAGGGATATAGGATTTAGGCTTATAGGCTGTATAGTATAAGAAAAAAAACTTTCTACATTACACCATTTGCTCCATAGCTTCATGGCTTAGAGCTTTTTAGGCTTGAAATGGGGTGAAGTTAGGCGCAATGATTTGGTAACGTTATTACCTCTTGGGCATATGATACAAAAACAAGAGGTCATTGTATGCTCAAGGGGCCTTCCGCGTCCCAAATGTTCTTTCTCTGGCTACCTTTCCGCATTATCTACTTGACGTAGGCGTCAACTATGGTAGATTAAGGTAAGCTAACCCAAAGAAAAGGACACAATCCAATGAGACAACTCAGAAACGATTTAAAAGCACTTGTTTTAACGTGGCAGGTGGAAGGTCGAATCAATCAAAGCCGCATCCACCACATTAAAACCGAGTTCGCACGCATGGACCTGAACGCAGCTATTGCGGCACAAGGGGCTTAATATGATTCAGGTGGAATTAAAAGCACTCAAGAAAGGCTCGTATTTCAAACGCAAGCCGGAGGCTAAAACCGAGTTTATTCGGGAGCACTTCAACCGCGCAGACTCATGGGGCCCCGCGTCTATTTGCTGCGTTGACTCTGAGGATATCGGGCGTAGCATTCAGCTTAAGCCCAGCACAATGGTCTACATCGAAGACTAAGAACAAAGGCCCCGTATCAAACGGGGCTTTCTTTTGGCCTATTCACTGAATCCCTATTCATGAAACGATGCGTTAACTGAATCCGGGTTCATTAAACACCGCGCCATACACTGAATCACCATTCATCAAACCCCTCGGGATAAACTGAACCGTCATTCATTAAACCGACCGATTAAGTGAACCGCCATTCATTAAATGCTTTCTTGTGCACATCGCCGTCTATGTGGGGCCAAAGGCGACCCTACCCTACCCCCGGATCGTCCTCCCCCGTTGGGGTTAAATACCCTCACTCTCACTCCCCTCAAATTCAGTTCCGACACATCGCGTCAAAAATAGAATCCTTGTGTTTTTCCTGTGCTAAGAATATTCTTTTGCCAAAGGGGAACCTCATGGCCGAATACGTCAAAACCATTGTCTCAGCTTTATCCAGCCGCTCGTCTGACTACTCGGACCCCCATGTGTCTTTGAAGAACGCGACCCAGACCCAGACCGATGAAAAAGTTGTCCGTGTCGATGGTCGGCTTGAAGCAGACAGCTCTGTGGGAACCAGCACACTATATAAAAATTACGATTATTATAATTTGTCTCTTCAGGGCCTGACCACGGTCAACACTTTTATTCTTCACAACCGCTCGGACAGCGAGCTGGTTATTCAGTATTACCGATTAATCGCTGACCTTAGCGGCTCGACTATTGGAAACTGTGTGTTTGCCAGCAACAACCAAATTACGACACCCGTAGCTGATGGCTTTAAGAGAGCCGACTTTATCGACGGTGGCGACAAGGGCTCTACTCACCTTAATGTTTACGGTGCCAAGTCCTTCAACAACAACGACTTGGCTAGGATTACTGATTTTTCAACTGCCGTGAGCGGCACCGACCGCGTAACTATTTCGTCTACTGATTTTGGAACAAATGAGACGGATGACAGCGGAACTATTGGCATCCAGTTTTTTTCTCATGATAACTTGTTCGTACCTGCTGGCGGTATTGTTTCTTTGCCGGGGCAACTGGCCAAAATTAAAAGCAACGTTCAAGCCTACGAGCTTGTTGTTTCTTCTGGTTTTACGGGGTTAAACTCAAAAACCCGCGTTACCTCGTCCCAAGATTATACTATGTTTATGTCGGGAACTAACAGCTAATATAGCTCTTGTGCCGACCCCCAAAAATCTTCTAGGATTACACTGCGGTGTTGGGATGTAGTTCCTGCAAACTACCCCCAATCCGGGTCCGTACGATTCCACTTCCCGGCTCCCAGCATCGCACCACCTTTTGGTGCCCTTTCGAGGGACAAGCACAGGAGTGCATAATGAGCAGAAAAATATACAACGCCGGAAAACTCCAGGTCCGGTATGACAAAGCCGCCGCCAAAGGCGCTGCCGGAAAACAAGACCGAGAAGAGCTTCTGGCGCAGGCCGACCGTGACATAGAGGACGAGGGTGCCTTTGTGGAAATCAACCGCGATGCCCGTGACCTTATTGATGTCAATATTTTGCCGAGCCTGCATTCTATGATGGAAAATATGTATTCCATTATCGATGCAGAAACTCGAAGACTGATGCGGCAAACTGTTTCGGGTGGCGGAATGGACAAAGCCGATTCTCAGCACTTCGGGCAATTGACTCGAAGCATCTGCCAACTGGCGAATCTTGAGCACGGGATTCGGGAGCAGAATCAGCTTGAGCAAATGTCTGATGATGACCTTAAGCGCCTAGCCGACATTGCCTATAAGAAGTTAGAGGGGAAATCTAAATGACGACGCCACATGCGACCCTTGCCTACAATCCCATACGAGACAACGACAAACTGCCCGTTTTGGTTCGCCTTGCAAGCTCTTCTGATGCTTCTTTGGTGTATAGCACTTGGCTGCGAAGCTACGCCGACCAAAACAAAGACCAGCACCGGGGCATTTTGTATAAAAGCCATCGCAAAATTATAAGAAATCTTATGGAAAAGTCGGTTACTGTTATGGCGGTAATGGATGACGACCCAAATCAGATTTTTGCCTGGATGTGCGGCCTAAGAGTCGAATCAGGCCCTCTTTTGGTCCACTATTGCTATGTAAAGGATGCTTTTCGGCGTCTTGGACTGGCAAATCTACTGCTAAAGTATTTTGAACACCGTCAAGGAGAGCCAATTATCTGTAGCCATAAGGGTTATGTGTATAAATCTCTGCGAGATAGGTATAATCTTTTTTATGTCCCACAGGTAAGAGAACCAATGGGCATCGATAAATTTAGGGATGGAAAATGGAAATTGTAGGATTTACGCTAAAACATGACTGCCGACCGGTGTTTGACAAGATTGCAATCAATCTAAAAGCGCCAAATCATCAACTGTTTACCCTTAAGTGGGGACCGAACAAGAACGGCATTGTTGTAATCCATGAAAAACACGGGACGATGTATCTGCCAATGTCGTCTATTTCCCACCTTGAGGTTGTTGAAGAACCACGCAAGCGGGCCGGAAGAAAGCCAAAATCCGTAAAGGTTAAGAGCAATGGGGAAATCACCGCCCAAGCATGACGCCCGAGCGGTAGTCAGGGAATACATTAAGCGTTTTGGCGACCCTGAAGCCTTAAATGAGGATAAGGGCACCGCCAAAGACCGGACTTATCGGTGGCAAGAGGATTTATTTGAGCAGCAACTTGCTTTTATGAATGACCCTGCTTCCTTTAAGACGGCGCTGTGTTCTCGTCGTGCTGGCAAAACTTATGCGGCTTGTTATTACCTAATCGAAACGGCGTCTCGGAATCCCGACAGCATTTCGGCTTATATTGCCCTGACGCGAAACAGCGCCAAGCGGCTTATGTGGATGGAGCTTAAAAGAGCCAACCGCAAGTACCACATTGGGATGCACTTTAATAACTCGGAGCTTATTGCTACGCTGCCCAATCAGAGCCAGATAGTTCTGACGGGTGCTAATGATGAAGCTGATATTGATAAGCTGCGGGGTTCTGCTTACCACTTGGTTATTCTTGACGAAGCCGCAAGTTTCGGACGCCATCTTGAGGAGCTGGTGGAAGAGGTTTTGGAACCGGCGCTAATTGACCATAACGGTACAATGGCCATGATTGGAACGCCCAACGCTGCTTGTTCGGGTATGTTCTTCCGTGCTTCTACTGACCCAGCGCAGGGTTACAGTAATCATCATTGGACTATCATGGAAAACCCGCATATTCCCCATGCGGAGCAATGGCTTGAGCGCCGGATGAAACAAAAACACTGGGACGAAAACCATCCGGTTTATTTGCGTGAGTGGCGGGGCAAGTGGATTCGCTCAAACGACTCTTTGATTTACAAGTACACCAAAGACAAAAATTTCTACACCGAAGTGCCGCATCACGAGCATGACTTTAATTTTATTTTAGGCGTGGATTTAGGTTACGAAGACGCGACAGCTTTTGTCGTAGGAGCCTACTGTCCAGAGCTGCCGGATTTTTACATCGTCGATACCTACAAAGAGACGAAGATGATACCGGCGCAGATTGCGGAAAAAATTAAAGAGCTTGATTCGCACTATGATTTCAATATCATGGTCGCCGACACGGGGGGTCTTGGTAAGTCTATTGTAGAAGAATTTCGATATCGTTACGAGTTACCAGTGCGCGCAGCAGAGAAGCGCAACAAGGCGTCCTATATTGAACTTATGAACTCAGACCTTCATTGTGGTTTTATCAAGGTCTACGAAGGGTGCGAGATATTAGATGAGTGGGATTTACTCCAGTGGGACGAGGACAGGAAAAAAGAAGATTCGCGTTTTGAGAATCACCTCGCTGATGCGTGCTTATATGCGTGGCGCGAAAGCAAGCACTACACGTATAAGCAGAAAGCTATTGCTCCAAAGCAAGGAACTCCTGAGTATTATGCTGCTTTAGAGGATAAAATTTGGGAAGGCGTAGAGCGTGGTATCGACAAAAAAGACGGTGAAGCTTGGTGGGAAAACGAATGGACGCTGAACTAGAAGAAATAATCGAAGCCGCAAAAAAGCACGGGCTTAAGCGGTTAAGAGTTGGTGATATCGAAGTAGAGCTATGGGAGAAGCCAAGACCGGCAAGTGCTCAGTTACAAGTGTTTCCTGAAACTGCTGGCGCTAAGAGCTTATCCGAAGAAGAGCAATACGACGAAGATTTATTTTATTCGGCAGGTGTGTAATCTGCGGGGAGTTTCAAAATGAAAAAGTTAGGTTATTGGTGGAGTGAGGCAAGCGCGCCCCACGATCTTGTATTTGAAGTAGTTGAGCATTTGACGGATAACCAAGGTTATCACTCGACGAACAACATTAACCACGCACGTCTTTATGGAAATATCAGTTATCGCGATTTGGGAAGCGGCAACCTGGTCCATCGAGCGAAGACAAGCGCCAAAAACCGCGTAACTTTAAACATTATTCAATCGATGTGTGATACCGTTACAGCGCGAGTTGCTAAAGCCAAACCAATGGCAACTTATCTGACAACTGGCGGCGACTGGGAAATGCAGCGCAAAGCAAAGCGCCTAACCAAGTTTACCGCAGGCCAGTTTTACGGTTCAAAAATTTACGAAGTAGCTCCCAAGGTATTTCTGGACGCCTGTGTTTTTGGCACTGGGGTAATGAAAATTTTTGAGCACGACGGAGAGATTAAATGCGAGCGGGTATTTCCTGATGAGATTGTGGTTGATGACCTTGAGGCTCGATACGGCAACCCTCGCCAGATGTTTCAGCGTAAAGTTGTTGATAAGCAGGTCTTGGCGTCGTTATTCCCGGAATTTAAGGACCAGATTCGCGATGCGTCTCCAATCGAGGATGATGACTCGCTGTATAGAGCGAGCGAACAAATTGAGTGCATTGAGGCATGGCACCTACCAAGCTCTAAGGGCGCAAAGGATGGTAGACACGTTATTGCAATAGAAAACGCGACTTTGATGGATGATTCCTGGGAGCGCGATGAGTTTCCGTTTGCTTTTATCCATTGGACCAGCCGATTACTTGGTTTTTGGGGTCAAGGACTTGCAGAGCAGCTCACAGGCATCCAGGTTGAGATAAATCGCTTGTTACGGAACATCCAGCAACAAATGCACCTCGCAACGCCGAAGGTTTTCGTTGAAAGTGGCTCTAAAATCTCAAAAGCGCATATAAATAACGAAATTTGGGGTGTTATTGAGTACGCGGGTACTCCGCCTCAGTTTTTTGTCCCAAAAACCGTCTCTGGTGAAATTTTTAGCCATTTAGACCGGTTATTTAACCGTGCATACGAAATTGCGGGTGTAAGTCAGCTTGCAGCGGGTGCAAAGAAGCCTGCGGGTCTAGAATCGGGCGTTGCGCTTCGAGAATTCCAAGATATCGAGTCCGAGCGGTTTTTAATGGTCGCAAAAGCCTACGAACAGCTCTTTTTGGACGCTGCGGCTCAAATGGTCGATATTGCGCGAGAAGTATCTGCCAAAGGTGAGTCGTTTGAGGTCATTAGTCACGGTGATGACGATATCGAGAAAATTAAGTGGTCCGACATCAATTTAGAGCATGATGAGTATGTGATGAAGGTTTACCCGACCTCACTTTTACCTACAACGCCAGCGGCGAAGCTTCAGAAAGTTATCGAGATGCTTCAGGCCGGAATGCTTACGCAGCAAGAAGCTCGCGCATTGCTTGATTACCCTGATTTGGAAGCGGTCAACAGTATGGCCACGGCGTCACAAGAAATATTCACCATGATGATTGAGCGGATTCTTGAAAAAGGCATTTACCAGCCGCCTGAACCGTACATGAATCTTTCGATGGGTATTGCGATGATGCAATCCGCCTACCTTCGGGCCAAAATTAACCAAGTTCCAGAAACTCGGCTGGACTTATTTAGAAGATTTATCGAAGACTCTATTGGACTGCTTGCGAGAATGCAGGCACAAGCGGCACCGCCGCCACCAATGGAGGCCATGGGGCCGGGACCAGACGCCCCCCAACAAGGGGCACCCCCGGCAGGAATGCCGGATGATGTAGCTGCGGCTGAAATGGCTGCGGCTCCCATCCCAACAGCGTAACAACGCAAGGGGTTATTATGACAGAAGAAGCAGTACAAGAAGCAGCGGTTGAGGAAGCGCCGAGCGCGGAACTAATGGAGGAGGTGGCTGAAGAGGCGGTTGAAAACGCTGAAGCCGCCGAAGCGCCAGCGGAGCCAGAGCGCCCTGATTTTTCTCGGCAGTTTGCGGCACTTGCTCGAAAAGAGCGGGCCTTGCGGCAAAAAGAGCAAGAAATTGCTAACTTTGCCAAACAGAAAGAGCAGTTTGAGGGTAACTCGACACGCTTAGCTGATTTGCAGCGACTGGCAAAAGAAAACCCTGCCAAACTTCTTGGTGAGCTTGGAATTAGTTATGACG